CAGGGGCTTTACTCACAACAGGCTTCAGGTACTCCAGTTAACTACAGTACGGTGTACTAATGGCATTACCAGCAACCCCTATTGTAAAGATCAACCTTACAGGTGGAGCATCCTTTGCCACCCCATTTATTTTAGATACTTCACAGCTTGATTTTGGTGTGTTAGGTGAGCCGGGGCAGATTGTTGTTGATGTATCTAATCAAGTCTCCAAAATAGATACACGCAAAGAGCGCAACCTATTTCAGGATAAGTATCTCGCAGGTACAGCCACAGTGCGTATTTTAGATCAAACGGGCGAATGGAATCCGCAGAACACAGCCAGTAGTCTGTATCCCAATCTTGTACCTCTACGCTCAATCATTATCGAAGCGGATTATTCAGGGACTGTCTGGCAACACCTTATGTCAAGCAGATCCAGCAACGACACGCTCTGCCTTAGCCGCCATTGAAACTGTTACCTTTACAGAGCAGGGAGCCTTCTACTTCGACAAGGCTGGCAACGCAGTATTCAAGGATCGTGACTTTGTGTATCAGTCAGGCACAGCAACACCTACAGTCTTTTCTAATGCCACTGGATCTACAGACATTCCTTATGCGGGCATTACCTTTGCCTTAGATGACAAGACTATTGTAAATTCAGCGACTGTGACTAGAACGGGTGGATCACCACAGACTGCCTCTAATCAAGACTCTATCAATAAGTTCTTTCTGCACAGCATTACAGCCAATGACATGCTCATGCAGACAGATGCAGAAGCTCTAAACCTTGCCTCTAACTTTGTGGCCTCTCGCAAGGACACCACACTTAGGATTGAAACGATTACCCTTGACCTAGTAACTCTAGGCTATGGGGCAGGTGTAGCAGCAGCTCTAGGCTTGACGCCTAACACATGGCGCACAACCCTCACAACACAGGAAAACATCCTAGATGGCTTCATCTTGGATTCGACATTATACGGTATCCTTGACACATCCGTATTGGCATACTAGGAGAATAAATGACATACCCATTCGTTAGCGGTGATGTACTCACAGCAGCAGACATGAACGCGCTGCCTGCCTACACACTCAACGCACAGACTGGCACAACCTATACGGCTGTATCTAGCGATCAATACAGCAAGCTAGTGACTCAGTCTAATGCTTCTGCAAGCACCTTTAGAATCCCTACAAACGCCACTACAGCCTTTCCTATCGGCACTGTATTAAACATTATCAACATCGGCGTAGGGCTCTGCACAATCAACGCAGTTACTTCTGGCACTACCACAATCCTTTCTGCTGGAGCAGTAGCGGCAGCACCTACCCTTGCACAATACAAAGCAGCATCATGCATTAAGACTGGCACAGATACTTGGTATGTCATCGGTGGCGTTGCATAATGTTTGGAGTCTCTGTTGGAATTATGGATGGCGCTGGTGGCGCGGCTGCTGGAGACTTTAGCTCTATCGCTACCGTAACGGCTGGCGTTGGAGCTACCGTACTTTCCTTTACAAGTATTCCATCAACTTACACGCATTTACAGATTCGCCTATCAGGTGGAAATGTGGCGGGTCAGAATTACACAATGACATTTAACAGCGATACAGGGTCAAATTATGCAACTCATAGATTAAGTTCAAGCGGGACTGCTGTAAGCGCAGGATCCGCAACTTCTGCAACTTCAATTAACATAGCAGGAAACGCTGGGATTTTACCTTCTTCACCTTCAATAATTGACATTTTAGATTACACAAGCACAAACAAAAACAAAACAATACGCGCTATTTCAGGGTGGGATAACAACACTTTTGGCTACATGGATTACAACTCAGGATTATGGTTTGCAACTCCTACAGCTATTACAAGAATTGATTTAAGTCAGGCTTGGGCTACTGGTAGTACTGCCTCACTCTATGGGATTAAGGGGTAACAATGCCAACAACATACGATCCGATAGCAACGCAGACTTTAGGCTCTGCCGCTTCATCTGTTACTTTCTCATCTATCCCATCTACTTATACAGATTTAGTGTTGGTTGTAAATAGTGCAAGAACTACAAGTAATGATGCTGTCTCATTAGAGTTTAATGGCGATACAGGATCCAATTATTCAAGGTTGCTTATGTACGGTACTGGATCATCTGCTGCAACATTTCGTGAATCAAATGCAACTTTAATTGAAATTGGAGTGCAAGATACTTCTAATTGCACAAACATTTTTAATGTCATGAATTATGCAAATACAAGTAGTAATAAATCAGTGGTAGCCAGAGCAAATGCTACTGGTGTGCGGGTGTCGGCTGGAATTGGTGTATGGAGAAACACGGCCGCAATAACTTCTATAAAATTAGCAACTGGCGGTAGCACATTTATTGCTGGATCAACTTTTACTCTCTATGGAATTAAGGCGGCCTAATTATGCCTACAGGATACACACTCATAGCATCTAATACCGTTGGGGCAGGTGGCACTTCTGCGATTACTTTCTCATCTATTCCATCAACTTACACAGATTTACTTATAAAATGTTCACTTCGAACAGATTTAACCGCTGGAAGTGGGGGCGCCGCTGTCGAGATAAAACTTAACAGCACTGCTTTTAACTCCACAAAACGCCTTACTGGTTCAGGATCAGCAGTAGCCTCAGACGGTTTTGAATATTTTAATGTTAGTGCTTCAGATTATACAGCTAACACTTTTGGTAATTCTGAGATCTATCTACCAAATTATTTAAGTAGTAATAATAAAGGTTTGACTGTAGATAGCGTAGGAGAAAACAATGCAACGGCAACGGCAAGTAGCCTTAATGCTTTTCTATTTACCGTTACCTCAGCGATAACATCTATAAGCCTTTCGCCCTTGCCTACTTACAAATTGGTTCAATACTCAACAGCTTTTCTATACGGCATCAAGAACTCATAAGGAGAAAACAATGACAAATCCAACACGCATCGAAGTCAATTGTGAGACAGGTGAAGTTCTTGAGATAGAACTAACTGCCGCAGAAGTAGCACAACTTGAAGCAGATGCAGCAGCAGCTGAGACACAGCGCAAGGCAGATGAGAAAGCCGCAGCTGATAAAGCGACAGCCCGTGAGGCAATCCTGAATCGTCTCGGCCTTACAGCCGATGAAGCAGCTATCCTTCTAGGGTAATGAAACCAAGACTTAGCAAAGCGGCGATCCAGCTTCGTGAGCAGATCGATGATTCCTACTCAAATAGAGATAGGCGTAGTGACTCAGGGGCTTACTCTGACCCAAAACATCGTGCGCGTAAGTCAGACCATAATCCTGATGAGAATGGCTGGGTACATGCCTACGACTGCGACAGGGATCTGCACCCCAGGTCAAAACCAGACGACATGCCCTATCTGGTTGATCAACTTCGTCTCGCTTGCAAGTCTAAAAAAGAGAACCGTATTTCTTACATCATTTTCGATGGACGGATCTGCTCAAGTATCTTTAATTGGAAATGGCGTAAATACACTGGCGAAAACAAACACGACAAACACGCTCATTTCAGCTTTAAGAAAGAAGCTGCTAATGATGGGGCTTTTTATCAAATACCTATGTTAGGCGGAGAATAATGAATCTAAAGAATCCAGCAATCCTTGCAGCAGGAGCATTTCTAGCAGCATGGTCAGCAACCAACTTCGATTTAGACTACAGAGCAGTGTTGTGGTCAGTACTATCAGGCGTGTTCGGTTATGCCACACCTAAACGATAATGATTGCGCAGGACATGGCGGTTCTTGCTGTTGCTGCTACGACCGTTATTGGTTCATTTATTGGCTCGGTGCGTTGGTTAGTAAAGCATTACCTTCAAGAACTAAAGCCTAACTCAGGCTCATCAATGCGCGACCAGATTAACTTATTGGAAGCGCGTGTCGAAACCATCTTACGCATCCTAGAGAAGTGACAATTATCTTATGGCAAGGAAAGCAACTAACAAGTTAGTAGATGAGGGGTATTCCCCGCTCGATGCTTACTGCATTGGGTTGCATGAGTTCTACAAATCCTTAAAGAAGGCTGGATTCCCTGAGTCTATAGCTCTATTCATGATTACAGAGCCACAGTCTTATCCAGCATGGATTTTGCCATCTCCAGTCGAGCCAGAAAGGTTCGGCGATTACGAAGATGAGGATGACGATTAAGCGAATTGTTATTTTGAGTGATCTTCAAGTCCCTTTTGAAGATGTACATGTAACGCGCAACATCTCTAAATTCTTAGCAACTTTCAAGCCAGATCAGACAGTAACGATCGGCGATGAAATAGATTTTAATACCATTTCAAAGTTTAGCGATGGTACGCCAGAGGCTTATCAACAGACTCTAGGCGATGATCGTGATCGATGTGTTGATCTTCTATGGGATCTGGGCGTAACTGACTGCATTAGATCAAATCACACAGATCGCCTCTACAACATCATCATGAAAAAGATCCCATCTTTCCTATCCTTGCCAGAGCTGCGCTTTGAAAAGTTTATGAAGTTTGATGAGCTTGGGATTACCTTTCACAAAAAGCCTATGCAACTGGCTCCAAATTGGGTGGCAGTTCATGGGGATCACACTCCTATTAAGCCACAGGGCGGAATGAGCGCGATGGAAGCAGCTCGCAGGACGGGTCAAAACATCGTCTCAGGGCACACGCATCGCGCTGGCAGGACATCGTTCTCAGAAGCCATAGGAGGCCGTATGGGGCGCGTTCTCCATGGGGTTGAGGTAGGTAATCTAATGGACTTCAAACAGGCCGCATACACCAAAGGAACGGCTAATTGGCAACAGGCTTTTGCCATAATGTATGTGCATGGTAAGAATGTTCAAGTGGATCTAATCTACATTGAGAAGAACGGCACATTTATAGTGCAAGGCAAGGTCTATGGACGACCTCGTTAGAGACATCT